TCCCAATGGTACTTGGTTGCGCGGTAGCCGATACTGAACTCCTTGACCGCTCCGTTCTTGAGGAGAATGGCGGCATCATTTCCGGCGGTCGTGGGAAGGATGTCCGCCTCGATCCACATACCGTAGTCATCCACGCCCTTGTCCGTGATCTTGCCGATGACGGTGGCGCGGTCGTGCTGCCAGCAGAGGGCCATGCGGTCGGCGTTGGGGCCGGCCAGGAACTCATCGCAGGCTCCGGGCATGATGATGTCGCCCCAGCTATCGATGTTGCCGAAGGCAAGCGCGTAGGCCTTGATATGAAGGATTCCTCCCTCGCCGTCAGCCTTGATTTCGACCTTCGCAGCCGTAGACTTGTTTTGGATTTCCCCTCCTTGAGGGGCTTCTTTGAACTCTAATCGTTTCATTGTCGCACGGTTCTGCGACAAAAATAAAAAAGCAACGGTGTGATTACTACACCGTTTCCATCCAAGTTTTTGGTATAGGGTTATTTCGGACGCCGGATGCAGGCGCAGGCGCAGTTGATTATCTCGCTTGCGTCGGCTCCCATCGAGGGGTCGTGCGGGTACATCATCATGCCTCCCGGAAGGCTGAAAGGCTCGTCCTCGTCGACGATCACTCCGTCCATCATCTCGTGCGTCGGGCGGGTGTTTCCCAGACCGCTGATGCACCATTGCTTGGTGAAACCGACGTCGAGGGTCTCGGCCGCGAGTGCGGATGCCTCTGCCGACCCGATCATGGACTCGGTCTGTGCAATGCGCCGGCATTGCCAGCGTTCCAGGGTTGCAAGATAACCGTTGTAGAGTTTCCGGGTGAGAGCTTCGATCCCCTGGGCTGCATCCTCGGCCATGTAGGTCCGCAGCAGGGCGAGCAGGGCCTTCTTCCAGGTACCGGTCACGGAGACGATCTCGCTGCCGGCGCGGGCTATCGCGTAGCGGCGGAGGGTGGCGAGCCAGACGTCCTTCTCGCCTGCGGCCTTCTCCTGGCGGAGCGTCCTGGCTACGGCCTGGGCCTGCGGCACCCCGGCGGTGGTCCAGAGGCCGGTCCACCATCCGGGAAGGTATGAGGCCTCGCTGATGCTCCCCTCGATGAGTAGGGCGAGTTCGTCCGGGTCGGCAAGGTCGCGGCCGAGATCAAGGACCCGCCGGAGTTCCTTCCTGCGGGCCTTGACGAGCCTCGCCTGGTAGACGTCGCCCACCTTGAGCGTCTTGCGACGCAGATAGTCCTGATGACGCCTTTCAGCGGCGGATATGGATTTCTTGACGGGCATTACACCTCCGGAGCGGCTTCCTCGTCGATGTCGAAGGACTCGTTGCCGAAGACGGTCCCCATTCCCATGATGGGCTGGTCGGCCCATTCCTCCGGACGCGGCTCGTAGCCGTAGGCCTCGCGCATCTCGTTCAGGGTGGCGTGCATCTTCGTGAGGTTGTCCAGGACGTCGGACGGGTCGTCCTTCAGGACGTCGATCCGGTCGGTGTTCACGCGGAGGGTGTACTGGTCGGCAAGGCCCAGGTAGTTGAGCAGGTCCGCGCCGAACTCGTTGGCCAGCGGGATCGCATTGCTTTCATAGAGGGACTTCTTCGCCTCCTTCGCGTTCTCGTACTTGGCCTGGCCGTAGTAGAGGTCCACAGGCAGGTCGTAGATGAAGCACAGGGCGTTGACCGCCTCCTTGTGGCTGGCGAGGATGTCGAGATCCACAGCTTTGGATCCCAGCTCGTGCAGCTCGATGGCGGTGCGGAGGGCCTTGACCTGGCCCTTCACCTCCTCGCCGTTCAGCTCCTTCGTGAGGTCGTCCGCGCTCTTGGGAAGGACGCCGAGGTTGTCCGGCTTCGGCGTGATGAGGGCGGAGGGTCCGCCGTTCTTCAGCGTCTGGTCCTGCCGGCGCATTCCCCGGTCGATGATGGACAGGTAGAGGGCCGCGACCACCAGGGGAGAGGTGCCGAAGATGCTGGTGTCGTCGAGGTTGTAGTTGAAGCTCTCGAAGTAGGCGTCAGGGGCGATGACCTTCCTGTCCTTGCCGCCTCCGATGACGGTGATCCCCTCGAAGGGGCGGTCGTAGCCGCCGCGCTTCCCTTCGACCCGGTAGCCGGGGATGACGTACATCTCGTCCAGGCTGCCGAGGTTCTTCCCGATGGCCTTCGGAGCGTAGACGAAGCAGTCGCCGAAGGCGAGGTAATTGGTGGCCCAGGCCCTTCCGAAGCGGACGGTGTTGTAGCGGTCGTTGGGGCGGAACAGCAGCTGGAGGACGGGATGGTTCTCGATGTAGTCGCCGGTCTTTCGGTCCTGGAGTTCCAGGTAGGGGAACAGGTCGCCGACGGCCTTCGCTATCTTGTTGATGATGCCGTAGGCCGGGGCGCAGCCCTCGTAGCAGTTCTGGATGCTGACGCGCTTGACGTCCAGGTAGCTGTCCCTGATCGAGAAGCCTTGCAGCAGGGGAGCGATCGCCTGGAAGTATTCGTTGATGTCGCCGGCGTTCTCGTAGTAGCCCTTGACCTGGATCTCCAGGTCGGTTATCTTGTTCTCGAGGGCCGAAAGCGTCGTGGCCCTCACGGTCTTGAATCCGAACATGTCTTTTCTCGTTTTGGCGTAATTATAAGGCATTTGGCGGCAAATGCCGCTTTGGTGCATATCCAAGTTTTTCGTCACCGTCACTTCGGAAGGTCGCCGTCGTCGTTGGGGATCCCCATCCTGCGGAGGTGCGTCGATCCGTAACTGATGGCGTCGAGTGCATGGTCACCGCCGTCCTGCGGGACGTCCGTGAAGACGTCCTCGTCCTCCTTGCTGGGCTCCCAGGAATAGGTCTCGGCCTCGTCCTGGATGTGCCTGCCGACGTAGCGGACCTTGAATCCCTGGAGGTATCCGATCCTTCCGACCTTGTCGCGGTTGATGCCGGGCAGGGCGTTGATCCCGTATTGCTGGCGCAGCTCGGCGATGCTGTCCGGGCGGGCCGGGTCGCAGTAGACCACCGCGTCGTCGGCGTCCGCACCCCGGTCGGCGCAGTCGCGCCTGATCGCTGCGGCCACGTCCCTGGGGAGCTTGCCGGTGGAATAGAGGACCTCCACCACGAAGAGGGTCCTGGTCAGCGCGTCGAAGGCCATGCGGACCAGGGCGTCCGGGTCGCCGGAGTAGCCCCAGTCGTTGGCGTACCACCAATCCAGGCCCAGCGGGATGAGGTCGAGGGTGGTGGACTCCCAGCGCGGATAGATCAGGCCGTTCCGCTTGATCGCCCAGTCGCCCAGGTAGATGTTGCGGTACTTTTCCGGGTTCTCCCGCTCGCATTCCAGGGCCTTCGCTATGAACGAGGGATGCAGGTTCTCCCGGTTGTCCCTCCAGTCGGTGTGGATGTACTGAACGTCGTCCACCCGGCCGTTGTAGTCGAAGGGGACTCCGGGCTTCTTGAAGAAGCGCTTGTAGATCCAGTGGTGGATGTCCGAGGGATTGAGGACCAGTTCGATGTCGTTGGGGACGGCCTTCTCGCGGATGGAGAGGTCGATGACGTCGAAGTCGGACTCGGACGTCAGCTCTTGCGCCTCGTCCAGGAGGAAGGACTTGAGGCGTGGGATGGACTTGAGGCGTGCTGTCTGGTTGCCGGAGCTGGCGCGGATTCCCTTGAAGTAGATCTTGCCCCTGGAGACGCGGTTGATCACCTCCTCCTTCGTGGCCCGGAAGTGGCGTGCCTTGCCCAGGAGCTGGACCTTGTTGATGTATTCCGGAATCACGGACACCTCGGCTGAAACGAGGGTGTAGCGTGCGTACAGCGTGGCGTAGTCATCCCGGTAGGTGTCCACCACCTTCGCCGTGCTGACGGCCGTGGACTTGCCGGATCCGCGCCCGCCGGTCACGACCTTGTAGCGGGGAGAGTCCTGCGTCCCCGGCTGGAACAGGGGCTCGTACTTGGGATTGAATACCAGCTGCGGCATCGCGGTTTATTCCTGCTCCTTCTGCTTCCCGAAGATGATCGTCGGCGGATCTCCCAGGCCGATGTCCGCGCTGATGTCGGTGACCTGCTTGGGCTTGCCGAAGAGGCGGTCCAGGAGGTCGGAGACGTACAGGTATCC